GGGTGCCACCACTGTATCAATGGCTTGTGTAAAACCTTTGTATACCTCTGGGTTCCTAAAGCGTAGCTGGGTCAGCATGTCCGCTTCTGGATCATAACCGTGTGCTCTAATAGATGCGATTGTGGGCTCGTCACGCCACCGGGTTTTCAAATCATTGCTGACGGCACCGATTAAGATTCCGTCCTTGAAGTTGAGCAGTGGTGAATTCACCGCAGCGTTTTTTAACTTCTTGTTCTCTGGCTCGTCTCCCGACGCGAGCCTTTTCCATAGCTTATCAAGCCAGTAAGCATCATTTCTCAGCTCTTTTCCATGTACCTCACAATCCATTTACCACCACCCCATCATTTTCATTTTCACTTTCACTTTCAATATTACTTATTTCGGAACCCAGCTTGGCAAGCATAGCTGTACCGCTGACTTCATCTTTGTAGGCTAAGAGAGTGAGTCTTGCAAACTGACTAGGCGTCATTTCCGCGTCGTCCCCGCGCTCAACCGCCTTCAAAAGACGTAAACATGCGGCTAATTTTTTTTCGTCTAAAACGTCGCTTTTGTGTTCGACACCGTAAATCCATTCCATGATGTCGATATTTAGGTGTTCGGCTACACGCCATATTTCATCGTGTCCCCGAGGAAGTGCGCCAGATTGCCAGTTAGACACCTGACCGTGTGATACCCCGAGGTCTCGAGCAAGGTTCTGGGTTTTGCCCCAGTCCCGATAGCCCGCCTCGCGGCACTTGCGTTCAAAATAAAGAGCGCGTTGCTCTTTAGAAATTTCCATTGTCGATCCTTGTTTTAGAGTGTGGAAACCGGAATATACAGATTCAGTTGGTATTTGGAAATGCTGTAATTACATCCAGTGGTTTCGATTTAAATACCGATTCAACCCTGTTGACTTCCCGATTCAGTAGGAATAATGTGGCTCACTCACCATGGATTTGGGGGCAAGAATGGGTGACACCGCTAACGATTTCACGATCGTCCTGAACAAGGTCATGCGTGACAATCGACTAGATGCAAGTGGTCTAGGTCTGCTCTGTTACTTACATCACCTCCCCGAGACATGGGTCGTCGTACCGTCCCAGTTAGCAGAAAGGTTTGGTTGCAGCCGTAACAAGATTGTTCGCCTCCTCACCACGCTCGCTGAATTAGGTTACGTCGATTGCAATCAGCCCAGAAATCAAGATGGGTCGTTTAGCAAGAGAGTATGGAAAGTGTCCAAAACCGGGGTCCCGGATAAACGGGAGGCGGTGAAACGGACACTACTAAGTACTAATAATTTACAAAACACTAACCAAAACAAAGAAAAAGATCTCACTTGGCGTGAGAAATTCTACGAGCAGTGCCCCACGTTCTGCTCTCAACCGTTTTGGAACCGATGGATCGACTACAAGGCGGAAGCCAACAAAAACCGTCCGTTCAAGCAGCAAACCGTTTCGCAGTCTAAGAACAAGCTGGAGTCACTGCACCGTCGTGGCTATTCGGCTGACGAAGTTATCGAAGTCACCATCAACAGGAACTGGAAAGGGATTGGTGATCACACCTATGAACCCTATCGCCGGTGTAAGCGAGACGTGGCTACCGAGTTGATAATTTAATGGATATACGAGAACTCAAGCAGGAGCTGGGCAATCGCGCTCTATCTCTCTGCAACACACTTTTCCCTGACGGCAGAGTCGAAGGGCAAGAGTTTAAAGTGGGCTCTGTTTCGGGGGAGCCAGGGCGATCTTTGAGCGTGTACCTCAACGGCGAACGCGCTGGTAACTGGACAGACTTCGCTACCGGCGAGGGTGGCGACATGATTGACCTGATCATGCAAGCCCATCGCATGGATATTAAAGACGCCATGGAATGGGGTCGTCGTGAGTGCAACATCAGAGAGAAGCACCACGCGAAGATACGTTCCCCGCAGCCAAAGGCGTACGTCGCGCCCAAGTTACCTGAGCCGCTCGAAGATAACGATGTTTTGGAAAAGGTCATGCTCGACCGAGGCTTTCAAAACTGCTCATCGATCATCGAGCGCCACAAGATATTCTCTTTCAAGACATCGAAAGGTCTTGACGTTGTCTTTCCTTTTTACAGTCCAGACGGTTCCCTCGAGATGATCAAGAACAAGGCGCTTGATCACGACGGCAACCCCGGAATGTGCGGTCAGAGCAATCAGAAGCCCGTGCTGTTTGGTTGGCACACCATGCCGCCAGCCAGCCGACAGGTGTGGATTACCGAAGGCGAGTGGGATGCCATTTCCGCTTCGGAAATAGGATTCCCCGCCCTGAGCGTTCCAACGGGCGGTGGCAAGGGAGCAAAGCAAACCAAGTGGATTGCTAATGAATACGAGAACCTAGCTCGCTTCGATGAGATCGTCATCGCGACAGACATGGACGAGCAAGGGGAGCTGGCTGCAAAAGAGATAGCTCAGCGTCTTGGTGATCGCTGTATCCGCATCAAACTGCCGGTCAAAGACATCAACGAGCTGCTGCAAAAAGTCGGGGCTGAGCAAGCTAAGTTTGCCCTCCAGAAGTGTTATGAAGATGCCAAGTGGCAAGACCCTGAGACACTGCGCTCCGTTGCCGAGTTTGGCACGGACATTGCCGATTACTTCCTAGATAAGGACAGCCGTGCGGGTGGCTTCACCATGGGCTGGGAGAAAACTGAGGAGCTGGACTACCGGTTTAGACCCAGCGAGCTGGTCGGCATTGTTGGCTTTTCAGGCTCAGGCAAAACCATGTTTCTTGGTCAGCTCTCACTTAATGCGATTGAGCAGGACCAGAAGATTCTTGTTGCCTCAATGGAGATGTCGCCGAAGAACCTGCTGGGACGGATGTTTCAACAGGCTTGCGCTGTATCTAACCCAACTGCTGAGTATCAATCGAAGGTCATGGAGTGGATGGCTCACAACCTGTGGCTGTACATCGACAACCTGAACCCCAAGATCGGAGACCTGCTCAAGTGCTTCGAGTACGCCTACCGCCGGTATGGGGTGAGCGTCTTCATCATCGACAGCCTCACTTGTATGTGTAGTCACGAGGACTACCGCAAGCAGCAGGAGATTGTTGAGAAGATTGTCCAGTTCAAAAACGCCTTCAACTGCACCGTTTTTCTTGTCACGCACTCGCGCAAACAAGAGGACGAAAGTCGTGCTCCGGGAAAGTTTGATGTCAAGGGTTCCGGTGCGATCACTGACTTGGCGGACAGCTTCTTCTCGATCTGGAAGAACAAGCGGAAGGCAGAGCACATGCAGATCTGCAACATCACTGGCGATGAACCCGAAGAGGACATAGCCAAGCAGTGGGATGTTCAGGTCACCGTCCTCAAGAACCGAAACGGTCAGTTCGAGGGACGTATTGGATTCGACTTCGACGATGGCACCTGCCAGTACGTCGAGCGTCGAGGAGGGAAACCACGGAAGTACATTCAATGGAGTAAAGCATGATTCAACAAGAGCAGTTCGCAGAGAACATTCGTACGGCAGGAGCCGCAGTAGAGACAGCCGAGCGACTGGCGGCAGTCAAGGAAGCCGAAGAGAAAAAGCTCTTCGCTCGATTTCAAGTAGAGGCTGAGGCTCAGGGTCACAAGACAGCCGCAGCTCAGACACGTTATGCCGACTACAAAGAGGAGATGTTTGAAGCCCGCATGAACAAGGGCGTTGCCAAGGCAGCGATCTCTGCTGCGAAAGCAAACCTCCTCGCTGCTGAAGTCGAGTTCAAGACGTGGCAGACACAGATGGCAACTATCAGACAGGAGAAGCGTGTTTATGGGAGCTGATCGAGTCATACCCCAGTGGGTACAGGAAGCTATCCGGGAGCGAGACGATCGCTTGAAGGCAGACTTCTGTCGGACACAAAACGCACTTGCTGTTCGCCATGGAGACGAAATCTTTCTTCCCGAAGAGCTTGAGATTGTTTCCTACAAAAGAGAAGGCAAGAACACGTTCATTAGATATCGGAGGGTAAAGCATGACTCAGAAAACCACTGAACCAGACTGGGTTGAGCTGGCGCGTGAATCGATAGAGGCACACCAGCGCAAAGATATTCGCCGATCAATCGAGCACTTTGCCGATCTGATCAATAAGCAAAAGGCTCGTAACGAGCGAGCACTAAAAGACGTGGGGGCACATGAAAAAGGATGAAGTCAAGAAGTCCAACCCGTGCGGAACGGGAATGGATGGATGCCATAACAAATCACGGCTGTGTCGTGTGTCAAAGGGAGTTTGGGATCTTCACGGATGCGGAGATACATCACATCGATGGCAAGACGAAACCGGGGGCGCATTTAAAGACGATACCCCTGTGCTATCGCCATCACAGAGAAGGAGAAGACTGCAATGGGTATACCTCTAGACACCCCTACAAGAAACGGTTCGAGGGACGTTATGGGACAGAAGAAGAACTCCTCGAGTCCCTCCAGCGGGAGCTTGGATTCTGCTACACCTGAGGATTGGGATCGCGTTTCCAAGCCAAGGCACTACGCCTCACAAAACGCAGAGTATCCACGACTCGAGTGCATTGACGCTATCAAGGCGGCTTGCTCGATCGATGAGTTCCGTGGGCACTGCAAAGCCAACGTCATGAAGTACACATGGCGGTGCGATCACAAGGGGGCGACGATCAATGACCTCCGCAAGGCTCGCCAGTATTTAGACTGGCTGATCGAGAGCTACCTGTGAACTGCTGGGTTTGCGGCGATAGGCTTATCTGGGGTGGTGACAATGACGCCGAGACAGATGAGGGTAACCACCTGATAGAAACGAATCTGTCATGCAATGGTTGTGGCGCGTTCGTTCTGGTCTATCACGGACAGCAAGACAATGACGAACAGTAGGAACAAAGGAGCCGCCTTCGAGCGTGAGGTGTGCTCATGGATCTATGACGAGTTCGGAGTGAAGGTTCGGAGAAACCTCACGCAGTATCAGGAAGCGGATCTCGCTGACATTGAACTGCCTCCCTTCGTCATAGAGTGTAAGCGCTACGGGTCGGGTAACTGGCACAAGCCAGATTGGTGGGATCAAGTTTGTCGGGCAGCCAACGACAGCATCCCGTTACTCATCTATCGGTACGACCGACAGCCCACCCGCATGGTGTTGCCTCTCCACATTGTTGGAGATTACCCCGTGAACAATCAGATGACCTGCACGGTCGGGCTTGAGGAAGGAGCGATGATCATTCGAGAGGTACTGAATGCGACCCGCAGATTTCAGGCATCAAGTGAGCCAGTCAGCGAAGAAGCTTTATTGGACTGACGTTCTAGCTGACATCGAGGACAGGTTCCCTCCAGCATTTCACGCGCTGGCAATCGAGACTGTCCTCTACTACCTACCGCCCGAGATCTGTGACCAGCCGGACATAGATACTCGCCGCGCCATCATCGACTCCATACCGGATGACTGCGAGCCTTCGCATGCCAAAGGTCTGGTCAAGGAGCACGTCAAGATTCTCTGGAGGAAACGTGCCGTTCGCTCATGATCTAGCCATAGGTATCCAAGCGGAGCTGAGGCTCCTCGAGCACCTCCGCCAGAAATATCCTGACGCCTACAAGGTGGAAGGCAAGCACAGCGAGTACGATTTGGTGGTGCCAGGGCGATTTACTGTTGAGGTAAAGTTTGATCCTGCGTCACAGCGGACGGGAAACGTGGTGATCGAGTATTACCACGGGAAGGCTTCGGGCTTGCACGTCAGCACAGCGGACTGGTGGGTCTTCGACACCGGAGAGAGAGATGGTGTCATCTGGCTCACACAGTCCGCCGTACGTCAGTGTATCGTTAGCGAGTCGTTACAGCCGGTAAAAATACAAGGTCCAGATGATCGTCTTCCGAAATGGGTCTTTCTAGTTCCATTAAAGGTCTTAAAGCGATATTCATCTCAAGAGCCTTGATCGCCATGTCTGGCATCGTCCGGTAACCCCTCGCTGATTGTGACCGCTTCCAGTTGCGTACTGTCCACGGGCTTACACCGATCATAGTTGCTACCTGCGACGAATCCAATCCATGGTCGTCCATCAACGACATTAGCCGTTCGTTGTTGCTCATCTTCATACTCCCAAAAGCTTACTAACAAAAAGGCAAAGCCGACCGTGCTCAGGTACAGCCACTCACGCCTGTTCACTTACAATCTGCGTGAGTTCCCTCAGCAGCTCCTGCTGCCGACGCAGCTTCTCAACGTCCGGTTGGCACAAAGCCATCTTGATCAGGTTCAGCTCCATTGGGGTCAATACGATTGACGACTTCATGCCGTCCGCCAGTACGTCCCAATACTTTCGCTCCTTCTCATTGAGCATTTGGATTGCTTGTTGCTTCCTCATGCGTACGTCTCCAATATAAAGTCAAAGAATTGCTGGAGGCTCTCGCCCTCCAGCTCCACGGTTTCTCCGTTGTATGTGATCTCTTCCCAGTCGATAAACGTCTGTGGCTCTCTGCTCACCGACCCCCAAAACTCGACAGTCTCGTACTCTGTCCAGATCTTGAGGTTGTCGATCTCGATATCACTGGGATCGATCTTGACGGTGGCAATGATCAACGTTGAGAACCCTCCAGTAGCTCGTCGAGCTTCTCCAGCAGTTCCGCCACATCAATGGTGGGGTCTTCATCACTTTTTAAAACAATCATGCTGATCTCCTTATGTCGGCACAGAATTCAGTCTCGAACCACTCGCCGACAGAGAGGTCAGAGTTTTCAACCGTGCGGACGAATTTCATAGATTCGTTGACGGTTCTTATTCCATCGGAGCCGAAGTAGTGGTCGCGTATGTCCCACACCAGCTCCGTGTTCGAGTGTTCGCGCTGAAGGACGTAACGCACTTTGAGGTGCGCGTAGTCCTCCCTCCGGTACGTCCGCCTCATGAGATATCCTCCAAGGGTTCACTTTCTGGGTTACGACTGAAGGGTCTGTTATCAAGGTCACAATCAACCCAGACGACCCAGCATCCGAAATAAGGGCTTTCAAAGTCGTAGTGTTCTCCAGTCATGACGTGAGCTTCGATGCCCTTGTCTATGCAGGCTTGCGCTAAAATCTTTGCACCGATAAATCCTCCGGCATGCTGGTCAGTCCAAAGCATGCAACCGCGCTCCCATTTTTCGGCGTCAAACGTGTCCCTAGCTTTTGCATCCCAGAACATAACGCCACGCTCTGTCCACTTGCCCGCAGACGAACCCGTACTCCAAAGCACGTCGATATCGGCATCACTAAAATCCAGATCGACTTTCATGATCGCTCCTTGTATTTTTTCTTCAGGTACTCATCGACTTTCCGGTCGAGCGCTTTTGCCCCCCAGACCCATAGCCAGGTTTTGGCAAACTCCTCGGTGGACTGACCCTCCAGCCCCACGCGCCCGTTGATTGCCTCGAGGTCGATATCCGACAGGTTGTATTCGACGGTGATTTTCATCAGTGCACCTCCTTTATGTGGTGGTTTCTAAATTCGATTGCCACGCTATCTATGTCCTCACGAGTCCAAAGCTTGTTGTGTGAAAGAAACTGGCTGGTGACGCTGTGCTTGGTCAGTCGAGAGCGGCGGTCAAACAGCACGCCGTCCCATGCTTTTGGACTCCACCCCATAGTTCCTAGACCGCCCTCGGGGCGAATGAAAAGCTTGCCGTTGTTTAGCTCCACGATTACTAATCTCATGACTTGTCCTCCGTTCGTGCGTAGTCGAATGAAATGCGGGTCTCGTCGTCGTCGTAGACGTACACGGTTAGACCCAGTTCAGGGATTTCGTAGCCAGTACATTCACCCCAGTCGCAGTCCGTGGTTCGGGTACGAATCGCGGTGAAGTGACCTTCATCGATAAGTCTCATGACGCTTCCCCCTGTACTTCACAGGCATTGGGGTTGGGTGAGTCAGACTCGTAAACATCGCCCCATGTCCAGTCGCCCTCGCCGTCTTCTTCCATGGGGGTTGGGGGGTTGTTTCTGACCCACTCGTAAACTTCGCCCTCAGTCCAGTGTTCGGGGGCGTTGACCTCAGTTATCAGGTCGGTGTGCATCGTCGCTGTGACGGTCCATGTTTTGGTTTTCATGCCGCATCCTCCGCTTCGTCTAAGCAGTCGTGGCAGGTGCCGTTGTCGCTTTCTGTGTCGATAAAACCGCTCTCGACTAGCTGGTTGCACTCAGGGCATTTCTGCCACTGAGCCTCGTCGGGGTGAACCATGTTGGTTTCTCCACCGCAGTCGTCACACCAGATCCCGATCTCTCCAAGCTCGTCGTCTCTGGCAATTCCGCCGCTGTGAAAAAGGGTGTAGTTGTAGTGAACGTGATCGTTCGTCCCACAGCTCTTGCACACGAGCTCGGGATCCATCTCGATTACAAATTTGATTAAGTCAGTCATGTCTTTCTCCATCATGAAAAATCATGAAAAAAATGGGGCGGGGAAATAAATCCCTCACCACTCGTCCTCCTCGTATTCCCAAGCGTCTGTTATGAAGTCAAAGTCCGACCCGCACTCGCGCAACCCCTTGTCATAAAGCTCAGAACAGCAGTCGTTGATGATTTCCTCAGAAATTTTGCGGAGCTTTTCTAACGCTTCGTCATGAGAGTTCGCGTGAATGTCGATGAACATATCGAGTGTCGGCATACAGCGGAATGTGTATTTAGGTTGGCTCATGACGCTTCCTCCGCATTCCAGTCGTAATAATCAGGGTTGGCTAACGGCACGATCTGCCCCTCAGCCCACTCTGGCTGTGCAGGGTCTTTGACCATGAAAAATTCGAAGTCCTCTGGCTCATGCGGGAGCGGCTCGCGCTCCCATCCGATCTCAAGTGTTGGTGTGCAGAGGATTGTTCTTCCGCTCTCATCCTGAACGCTGAATGAAACGCCCAAGTCGATCAGTACTGCTCGTGGCAGTGGATACCCATCGGCGTCATTGAAAACGCACAGCTCATCGATCTCGCGCTGGTGACTGTCCGGCATTTCCTCGTGGTTCATCCCACACGCATCACACGACGGCTGAGTAGCTTTGTGCTTGATGTAAACCTCTGGCTCACCCTCGCACTCGCAGTCCCAGAACTTAGGGTTGAGTTTTGGGCAAAACCACTCCGACTCGCTGATATGTTCCGGTCTCTGGTTCAGGCTCATGACTTCACCTCCCGCAGTTCCGCCAGTGCTTTTTCGACGCTGAAAATGTAGTCAGCCATCTGCTTATCAGCATCCAAGTTGTCGGGGTCGATGTAGGGCGTACCGTTGCCCATTTCATTCCAGAAGCCGACACTCACTCCCGACACGTAGCGCAGGTCACCGATGTAGTTTTCGAGATACCCGCAGGCATTCATGACTGGCTGGCTCATGACTTCACCTCCCGCAGTTCCGCCTGAACAAACAGGTCGTCCGGCAGTGAAAAAATAAGCGCTTGAAGCTTCTCCGCTTGTGCTACGGCTTCGTCATCACGTCCCGCGCCTTTCATCATTGCGAGCATGCTCAGGTGAAACCACATTTGATCGCGCATTAGTTTCTGTTCCATTTCTCTCTCCATGTGACGGTGTAAAAGCACACCCGAAAGGACACCCGCAGGTGCCCAGTCGGCTAGGCTCTAGCGAGTGCCTCGTGAAACTGTTCCTCGAGGTAAAACAGATCGGTCTCGCAGTTCCACGGATCAAAAAAGTCAGTCCACCAGCACACCGTCTGGTTGCCCTCAGAGGCGATCACAAACGGCGGGGCTTCGTCCCCTTGGGTTGGGTGTTCGTAGAAGTCGAAACGCCTCCGCTCGCCCATTGAAAAGCCCAAGTGGTAGCAGTCGCGGCGGATGCGTTCGGGGTCGTATTTTTTGTGAGACCACACTAGATGTCCCTCCCGTAATCAACCGAGACAAACACTTCGCGCACGTCCGACGTAGAGCCGTCAGCGTTGCGGCGAAGGTCAGCGAAGGGGGAACCCATGACCACGCCCACGGAGCGGCTGAACCATTGCCCCGTGCAGTCGTAGTCACTGGTGATGTCCTCGCGGAAATACTCAACAGCCAGCTCTAGCAGTTCCGCGTGAGAAAGGTCGGCGGGCACCACAGCGGTTAGGACAAATTTGGCATCCGTTCCGTTATTGTCCCGACCGTCGAATACGTCCCAAGTGCGAGCGTTGGCGTCGTCAATAAAGCCGTGGACTAGATGGTTTCTCATGCCGCCGCCTCCTCTAACAGCTCCGCCAAAGCGTCTCTAACGCCGTTGTGGATCAGGTGAAAGGCGATCAGGGTCATGACACGGTCAACGCTCCAGTCTTCACCACAGCCGCCACAGTCCTCAAAATCGCTTTCGGCTTGATTGAACAGGTCGGAATGACAGCGGCGCATCATGTCGCACAGATCCCACGCTCGCGCGGTGTAGATCACCCACTGGTGACCGTCGGCAAACTGCCACGCCAGATCATCAACGTCTGAGTCGTATTGCTTGGACTCCGCCACGATGTCATGGGCGGCGCTCTCAACTTCCTCGATAAATTCTGCGTAATTCATTGGTTTCTCTCTCCATGGCTTGGTGCAAAGTCACACCCGAAAACGCCCCCGAAGGGGCGCAGACGGCTGGGGCTTAGGCGGTCTCTCCAGTGAACGCGAACATAATCTCGCGGCATCGCTCGAGGGTCTGACGGCTGGGGGTTGATGTGCTGACGTGTTTGCCGCTCATGAACTTGACGACTCGCAAAATGCCGTTGTCGATTTCGCGGCGGACTTCGGCGTGGTATCCGATGACGCCTCGTGAGCAGTAACCCTCGCTTGCATCCTCCACGATGTAGCGCACACCGGCGGATGTCTGGTACTGCGCGAAAGGTCTGCCGCGTGAATCAGCACCGAATAAGCAATCGTCGTGGTAGCAGGGTGATGTTCGTTTCATTTTGTCTCTCTCCATGTGATTTCTTGGGTGGGTTCGCTGAACCCTTTTACAGACTTAACCCCTAACATTTGCAATGTCAACAGGTAAAACATCATGGTAGAATTTGACACTTGATATCACTTTGACCAGGCACCCAAAAAATGGATGTGAATCAGAGACTTGAGAGAATCGAGGAAAAGCTCGACAGCGTGTCCGAAATGTTGGCGCAGTTGGGACGAATCGAAGAACGAGCGAGCGGAATCGACACGCGAGTGACTCGCCACGAGTACCGGCTGGACGTGATCGAAGGCATCCAGCGAGAGCAGTCGGAAAAGCTCTCGAGCCACATCGGGAAGGGTCTGATATTCGAGCGAGCCGCGTGGATTGTTTTGGCTGGTGTGCTGAGTGTTGGAAGCGAAATTTTTTAGCGCGGGAAAAAAGAACCCGCACCCCATGTCCGTTTCCCCTATAGGGAGAAGACAGCGAGAGAGGTTGCAAACGTCATGACAGACAAGCTGCGGAAGCTCACAGAGAGACAGAGACGGTTCGTCGATGAATACATGGCTTGCGGTAACGGCGCAGAGGCGGCAAGGCGAGCCGGTTACAGCGAAGGCATCGCCAAAGTGCAAGCCAGCGAGAACCTGACCAAACAGAACGTAAAGGCAGAAATTGAGCGGAGACGGCAGGAAATGAGCGAGGAAAGCGAAGACAGACGGGCGAAATGGATCTCTCGTCTCGAGGCTCTGGCGGATTGCGCCGACAAGGACGCGGACAAGCTCCGCGCAATTGAGGGGCTTTTTAAGGCTGAGGGCTGGCTGGCTCCCGAAAAATCAGAGGTTGTGGCGCTAAATGGTGCTTTTTTGGCGGAAATTGACCTCGAGGACGAAGAAAACCCTCCAGATATCAATGACTTACACTAACCGAGTGCAACCTTTAGCAGGTTGGAACCCGCGCAGATCAGGGGCATGACCGGGGGGGGTATGGCGTATCGCGACCCCCGCCATCGACCATCTGGTTCCATTGAGGTTAGACACTGTATGGAGGGGGGTATGACGTTTTTTAGGGGGGCGGTCTTTCTGAGAGTACCCACCAGCAGGAGGAAATATGAGCTTGTACGAAAACATCAGAAAACGCAGAGCATCGGGCAAACCAATGCGGAAAAAAGGCGATAAAGGCGCTCCAACTGACGCTGATTTTAAGCGGGCAGCTAAGACAGCCAAGAAGCCCCGTAAAAAGCCCGCTAAGCGAGGCAAAAAGTAATGGCTACCCCACGCAAGGGTAAGGCTAAAGTGAAGATCACAGCCTCAGGGAAGAAGGTTTCCTACGGGCAAGCGGGCAAGGCTAAGGATGGCGGTAAAAGAGTTCGCCCTGGCACGTCAAAAGGCGACTCATATTGCGCTCGTAGCCTTGGTATCAAGAAGCGCCTACCTAAGTCCAAGCAGAACGACCCAAATACCCCCAACAATCTCTCAAGAAAGCGCTGGAAGTGTTCTGGTGCTAAGTCGAGGAAGTAGCAATGAAGTTATCAACCAACCAACTGTACTGGGTGCTTGGTGCCCTAAACGAGTCTATGGAGATCGATACCAGCGAATCTCTGCTCAATCCTTACGACAGCGAAGAGGAAAATCGTCAGTGGGGATTGAAGTGTATGGACCGATTGAATCGCAAATCGGACCTGTGTCAGTTAATTACAAGCCATCTCAAGTCCCTGCCGAATAGCCAGTTAGAGCTTTCTGGCGTTGACCGCGATCTTCTCAATTAGAAGGAGTAAGTAATGCAAGCACTACGGCAAGCTCTAAAGTCCCGCACAGTCCAATACGGCGTCTCTATAGCCGTCTTATCCGTTCTGCAGGGATTTGTAGGTTTCTTACCCGCCAATCCGGCGGTTCAGGCGATGATCGGCTGCTCGATAGCGAGCGGGATTGTCGTGTTGCGGTTCATGACCACCCAGCCGGTAAGCGAGAAGTAGCTATGGAAGTCTTAGTAGAGCGATTTTGCTACCACCCAGAAGGCACTCTAGGCGTCATGACGGTCGGTGGAGAGGAGTTCTATACCGTGGAGCGCCCATGGGAAGAAAACCTCCCACGGATCTCCTGCATCCCTGAGGGGACGTATGAGATGAAGCGCAGGAAGTCGCCTAAATTTGGTTGGTGTTGGGAAGTGAAAGATGTACCCAATCGGACATATATCCTTTTTCACTCGGCAAATTTCCCAGATGAACTTCAGGGTTGTATTGCCCCCGGAATCAGTCTGATGAGTGATCGTATTGCGGTATCGAGAAGCCGTGATGCGATGAAGGAGTTCGAAGAACTGACCCACGAGCAAGAATGCAGCTTGGTCATAAAGTTTGCGCCGTCTGCGGCACTGAAAAGCCAGTAGAGGCGTTTCCTAGCCGTCGGGGCGCTACCTGTAGCGTATGCAACGGAAAGCTAAACAGAGAGCGTCACGGGCGCTCTCCAGAGGCGTGGTGCTCATACTTAGTGGTACAGGCGAAGAGCAACGCAAAGAAGACAGACCGAGAGTTCAATATCACCCCCGAAGAGGTTTGCGGACTCTGGGAAAAGCAAGGCGGTTTGTGTGCGCTGACGGGAATACCAATGCAGCACCACCCCGCCTACAGCGACATGAATGCCTCTATGGACCGCGTAGAGGGGTCGATAGGTTATGTGATCGACAACGTGCAGTTGGTGTGTTGGCGCATCAACGAAATGAAGAATGACCAACCTGAGCATCAGCTGCTCTGGTGGGCGCGAGCGTTAGTAGCGAATGACAAAAAGCATCGAAGAAGTAGCGCGGAAGCTTAAATACAACTTCCCGCTGTACTCGAAAAACGTCCTTCGGATTGTGAACAAGGAAGGCGAGAACATTCCGTTCCGGCTTAACGCTGGACAGCGATGGGTTCACTCACAGTTTGAAAAGCAATTGGAGGAACAGGGAAACATACGTGCCCTCGTATTGAAGGCGCGACAGACAGGAATATCGACTTATGTTGAAGGCAGGATGTTTTGGAAAGTCACTCAGAATAAAAACGCGAATGCGTTTGTACTCTCGCATCTGGCGGAAAGTACAAATTCAATATTTAACATGGTCCGTTATTTCTACGACAACGTCCCTCATCCTGCTTTTGCTCCTCCTCTTGCTTCCCAGTCTAGCTCGACTCTAGTTTTCGACGGGCTCAACTCGCGATTCAGGGTTGGAACCGCTAGGAGCACACAGACGGGTCGAGGACAGACGAACCGGTTTGTCCATGGGTCCGAGGTAGCGTTCTACCCACAAGGCTCAGACATCGTTGCAGGTCTCTTACAGACGGTCGGCGGAAAAGGCTCCGAGGTAATCCTGGAGTCCACCGCAAACGGTGCTGGTGGCTGGTTCTACGATCAGGTGATGAAGTCTCTCCGCGGCGAAACCGAATGGCAGGTGTGCTTCATCCCGTGGTTCTGGATGCCCGAGTACCGACGCAAGCCGAACCCCTATTTTGAGAGGACTCCCGAAGAAGAAAAATTAGCGCAGCAGTTCAACCTCGACGATGAGCAGTTGATGTTCCGCCGCTCAAAATTAGACGAGCTCGGGTCCACCGATCTATTCCGGCAGGAGTACCCCTCAACGCCTTTAGAAGCATTCCTGACCTCAGGGCGGTGTTTCGTAGAGGATGCCTGCCTGCGTGACGCAGAGAGCGAGATATACACGCCTGACTTCCGCGGGGAGTTTCAAGACGGACAGCTCCATGAGGGGTCATACGGTCCTTACAGAGAATGGCACTCGCCCGAGGAAGATAACTATGTCATCGGTGTGGACGTGGCTGAAGGTCTTGCCTATGGCGACTATAGCTGCGCTCAAGTGCTGGATGGGCTGGGACGACAGGTCGCATGCTGGCACGGACACATAGACCCTTATGCCTACGCGGATCTGCTTTGCAATCTCGGCAAGCGGTATCGAAATGCTTACATCATCGTGGAAAGAAACAACCACGGTCTAACAACGCTACGCCGCATGCAGGAATTGCAGTATCCGAACCTCTACATCGAGAGTTCTGTAGACGGTGCATACGGCGACAAGCTCACAAAACGCGGTGGTTTTCTTACGACATCCAAAACAAAGCCACTAATCATCGACAACCTCGCGGCACTGCTTCGCCAACGAGAATCGGGAATTGCTGACAAAGAGCTAGTGAACGAGCTACGAACCTATGTAATTGATGAAAAAGGCGCGTATAATGCTCAAAGTGGTTGTCACGACGACCGCGTTATGGCATACGCCATAGCTCTGCATGGACTCGCATCGATGCCCCGACCTCGGAGGCATGAAGTCAAACGCCGTTTTAAGACGGTTGACTCAACGACGGGTTACTAAACATGCTAGAAGAATACGACGACGATCAGCTAGACGGACAGCAAGAGCAAGAGCTCAACTCGCTGGGCGGACGCTTGTCTCGAACTTTTCAGGAGTACAAAGACGCCCGAAAAGAAACCGAGAACGAATGGCTGAAAGATCTGCGTCAGTACAACGGCATCTATGAGCCGAGCGTACTTGCTGCACTAAGTGATGCGGGTGCCCGCTCAAAAGTTTTTGTGGGTCTTACCCGAACAAAGGTCATGGCGGCATACAGCCGTATCGTGGATCTGCTGTTCCAGCAGGGCGACCTCTTTTTCTCTGTGGCTCCTACACCGATCGCGCAGCTTGATCCCATGAAGGCAATGGAGCTCCGCCAGCAAGCGACTCAGGAAATCGTAATGGCGTCCGGCATGGACCCCAACATGAACCAAGACCTGATCATGGCTCGCATGCAGGAGCTGGAGCCTGAGTTCCTTGAGATGGAGCAGGACATCGCTGATAAAGCAGCAGAGCAAATGACTACTGTCATTGCCGACCAGCTCATCGAAGCTGACTCAGATCAGAAGCTCAAGCAGTCAATGCTCGAGGCTTGCATCTTTGGTTCCGGTGCAGTGAAAGCTGGCACGGTTCGCATTGATCGTAAGCAAAGCTACCAGAAAGCCATTGACGAGCTGGGCAACCAGACCTATGTCATGGCAATGATTGAAGAGGCAATGCCCGAGCTAGAGTCGGTATCGATCTTCGATCTCTACCCAGATCCTTACTGCACGACGCTGGATGACTGCGACGGCTTGTTCCGCCGCCACGTTTTGACGCGCACTCAATTCAGAGCACTGGCTGACCTGCCCGGATTCGATGGGGACATGGTCCGTTATTTGCTCAAGAACTACAGGAAAGGAAACTATGTCGAAGCAGACCATGAACGGGATCGCCGTCGTATTGCTGGCATCCATGACCATTCTGAACCCAACCGATTTGAGGTTTTTGAGTATTGGGGTAATCTCGACGGTTATGAGTTAAAGGATCACGGCATTGAGTTGCCTGAGGGTGCAGACCTTAGCGCAGATTTCTCGGCGTGTGTCTGGATGTGCGACTCGAAGATCTTGAAGATCATCCTGAACCCGATTGCTGGGTACAAGATCCCGTACCATATCTTCCCCTACGAACGCAGTCCTCATCAGTTCTGGGGCATCGGCGTCCCCCGCATGATGCGCGATTCTCAGAGCACGATGAACGCCGCCGTGCGTATTTGGCTCGATAACCTTGCGCTGTCCTCTGGTCCCATGCTGGAAGTAAACACCGACCTCTTGGCTGCTGGGGAAGATCCTACAGATATCCATCCGTGGCGCGTATTCCTACGCGAGGGCGGAGACGGCTCTATGCCAGCGGTACGTTGGTATCAGCCGATTGCAAACGCGAACGGACTCAACCAGATCGTTGAGCTGTTTAGGCGTTTTGCTGATGAGACAACGTCACTGCCGAGCTACACGCACGGTGAGACGGGCAAGTCGCTAAACAAGACGGCGACCGGTATGTCTATGTTGATGGGCGCGGCGAACGTAGCGCTCAAGTCAACTATTAAGAACATCGATGACTTCCTGTTAGAGCCGATGATCGAATCGCTCTTTCACTGG